CTAGTCGGATAGCATTAGCGTCTTCAAGCGTTACTACGCCATCTCGATTGATATCGTACTTGGGATCATAGGCAACATTGCCGATAACCATCTGCATGGCTTTGGCGGCTTCTTTAACAAAATCAAACGTACCCGAGTCCGAAGGTGTGGTAACAATAGAGCCAGTAGGAATCCCTCTAGGTAACCTTGCCGTGGATTGGGGGATATCAAGGTCAGCCTCAAGTCCGGGTTTGGTAATTGCATACCGCACCCCATCAATAAGAACCGTGGTAAACGGAGTCGTACCGTTTTCGTCTTTGGTTTCTAAAAACCTCCAACCTTCCGGTAAAGAGTAATTGCTTTTAGCATACTGATCCGCGAGGGAATACGCTTCAATAATTACATCCTCAAGTCGCCCCGGAGGCACATCTAAGTCATTTGAACTCCAACTTCTATTAAGATTTTGATCTTCAAGGGCATCTAACCGATCTAATCTATTAACAGGTTCCCCGGTTGTAAGTACGTCGCCGGAACCGGTTGTAACAACAGAACCATCACCGGACCGAACGCCTCGGGTAACACCAAGATCGATTTGTGGGATTGTCGGTTTTGCTGTGGCTACCGTGTCCCCACTAGCATCCGTTACCGCCCCAGCTTGAGCTACCTGCGTTCCAATGCCATCGGTCTGAGCAACTTGAGTGGAAAGGATCTGATTGGTAAGCGCATCGTCCCCAGCATCCCCGACAAGCGTTTCGTTTCCTAGTAATTCGGCAACCTTAACCGGATTCTGTGTCGCGGCTCTAACATTGTTTGCGCCAACAGTCCTAGAAAAATCGCCCAACGCACTGGCAATTGCGGTCTGATTATTACTGTTTATTGCTTGAGTTAGCGAAACCGCTTTACCCGCTATTACAGCATCTCTACTCCCCGCAAGCTCTCCAGCCATTGTTAGAGCTTTGCCGTAATTAGGTTTGTCAGAAGTAAGGTTCTGAACAATAAGAGCGCCCTTGGCTAGATCCGAAAAGGTAAGCCCTCCTGCGGCAGGCAATCTAGCATTGTTTACCGCTCCTAGTATTGCTCCTTGAGCAACATTCCCGCCAGTTATAGCTGCGGTTGTTCCCCCCAGTATGGCGTTGCCCAGCATATCCGCTGAAACGCCCGCCCCTAACCCACCGGCTTCAGCCAACATCCCAGCGGAGGTGTGTGAAACAGGGTTAAAATCTGAACCGGTTGCCGCAGAAGAACCTGAAATATTACCAAGAATATCGGTATTATTTACAGCAGCGCCAAGTAAGCCGGGAAGAAATTGAGCTGCCAGAGTACCAGCAGCCTTCAGCCAATCTCCGTTGGCAGCGCTGTGCGCTATGGTCAATGGAATGGTGTAGGCATTCAACCCCGGCACCATGTTGGCAAAATCCATAAGCCCAGACTCCCACAGGAATCCTCTGGCCCTTGGCTGAAATCTTTGATTTAACTTGCCGTCTTCCCCTAAAGACAAGTAAGTTGTACCAACCTTATCTTTGCCTACATAGCCAAGATCAAGTCCTCGCCCAAAGGTTTGTCCGGTTCTTTTGTTGACCCAATCAGCGGTTGTTTTTTGGCCGGGTTCTCTTACCCAGTACCCATCATTCCCGCTATCGCCAGAACTTGTTTGTTGATACTCGCCGGGATCATCGTATGTATAGGGCTGGCCCTTGCCAAGATCTTGCAAATTGGAAATGTCGTACTTATCGTACAACGAGGCCGCAATTGCACGAGTTGCCTCGTTATCCCCGCCTAACTGTTGGATTAGTCCTGCAATAGCTGGGTTTCTTCCGGCTGCTTTGGCAGCGGCGGCTTCAGCAGCAGCTTTGTTTTTAGCTGCTTGCTCCGCCATATAGGCTTTATGCTTTTGGTACCTTTCCGCCTCTTCTTCGAGCGACAAGTCATCGGCTATGTCTTGCACTCGGTTTTTGCTGCCCATAATCACCCCACCTTCCAGTTAGTACCGTCTGAGTACACGGGTACTTTAGTCGAACCTCCACCGGCTACCGTGGAACCAAATGTGGATACAGAAGAGTCGGTTACAAACAACCGCGACCCCACGCCGGAAGTAACTGCACTTGGCAGGTTAGCCACGGTAACGGGCGGGTTTGCCGTTAATTGGCCGATAATTTTATCTCGTTGGTTGAAATAAAGACGTAAGATGTTATTAAGCTGGTCAAAATAACGCCGGTCGTAATCGTTTGGAGCAAGCGGCAGGTTAGGCGCAATTGCTTGGGATAGCACGTTATTGGAAGTAACAAGATAGCTCATATCAACGTCTGCCGTCCTGACGAATATCAAACCGGGGATACCCTAGTTGCCACTGTACACCCAAGCCGGTAGAGGCCACCTTCATAATCATCTGACGCCCTCGCACCCGAATGTAAACCTGTCCGGTGTACTCCTCAATAGGCACCGTTGCTGTGCGAGTTACTGTAGCATTATCGCTACCTCCAACTGATGTGGGGTCATTGTAACCCGACCCAGAGTTTTGCATTGGGATCAGGGTCATGACTACGGAAGGAGAAGCTGCGGTAGATCCCTCAAAACTCATATCGGGCAACATACGCCAAACAAACCCAAACCGATCACCATCGTCGATATCAAATTCTGATGAAGATATGTATGCTTCAATAGGCAGAAGGGTTTGGTTTTCCCCGTTATCCACGCCATCTTCATGATTTACAAGGTTGTAACTATATGTAGCAGCGACTGGGTAATTTCGCAGTCCAGAATCTAACCATGCCGTGCGAGCCATCGTGCCGTAATACCATACCCCCTGACCACCTTTACCATCAGATTCGATATAGTTATAAACAACGTACCGATCAATCGTAGTGTTGGGGTTTTCGGACGTGCCCGTGCCATCCGGTCCAGTAATAGAACAGTAAAACCACCAGACTTCGTTAAACCCCTCGTTAGTACTACAGAACACCTGCTCATTTTGCTCAAGGTTTATGTCGTTGTAGATGTATTTACGCAGGTCGCAGTTAAGCGTGTTTACACGCCCGTCATACATGTAAAACTTGTCCACCCCCATCCAGTACACTCGTCCCGACGCAACCACTGCCGCATTAGGGCTAATGATTGATATGTTGTCACCAAGAATTTGCTGGCTCCACACTGCCGGGGGGCCAAGGTACTGCAAGGAATATATTGAGGAGTCCGTAAAAACAACCACTTCTTGTCGGGTTTGAACTACCGTAACAATTTCAGAGCCGTGAGATAAGGTTAAACTACCCGCTTGCTTAGTAGGACTAACAGTCCAATTTTCTGGTTCTTCTTGGCGCGACCACCGAATAAGCATCGGGTTTAAGGTGCTTTCTCCGTAATCATTGCAACCGAACGCGAATACAAACCGGTTGTCCGATACGAAAAGGACGTTCTGCACGGTAGGGACATCTGATGCCCCGGCTACCGAAGACAGCAAAACCCCCCGCGAACCTAATCCTGTGGCCGCATCCCAATAATAAACCGGACCGCCACGGTAGCCAAAAATTAAACTTTGGCCGAAATTGTTCTGAGTCCACAGCCTAAATAAAGTAGCAGTTACCGTACCGCTACCCCATGTTCCACTGCCCCATGCGCCCGCGCCCCAACCAGTTAGTGGGAGTTGGATTGATGCGCCAACATTGATTTGGTATGCGGCAGATACCGTTGCGCCTCCGTACGTACCAGCGGCAAGAGCAGAAGGAAGTGTGATGTAATACGAATTAGCGTCCTTATATGTGATGCTAAATTCAGCGTTAAAGTCTGAAGTTGTTGACCCGCTAAACGTGACGTAATCCCCGGTAATAGCGCCATGAGACGAATCGGTGACCGTGACAGTGGTGCCGGTGGTAGCAAGATAGAAAGGGTTGGAGAGGCCGGTGGCAGTGTCGCGGATGGGGGTGATGTCGTAGTACGCCCCACCCTTCTCGATGTAGAACTTTAAGTTGGTGCCTACTCCAACAAGGTTATCCCCAATAAGGGTCACCCAGTTCCACAAAGACCGACATATACCTAAAAAAGTAGCGGTAGAAATACGTAACCAACCACCGATTTTCTCGGGTGTACCCTGACGAAACCGAACCTTGTCGCTGTCATACCAACCATTTTCGTTGGCATAACGGGTGTTTTCCTTATTTACACCGGGACGAGGCTGGAACTTTTTGAGGGTCATTATTTACTCGCTACACCCTTATGCTTCTCAAAGCTACGCATACCGCCAAATCCGAGGAGGCCGGACAATAGCACCATCAACTGTTCAACGTCAAGATCTGGGGGAGGGGTCAACTCTTTGGGAATTATGTCATAACCTTGACCAAAAGCCCAGAGCCATTGCATCAGGGGGTACCCGAGGAATTGATAAGCAAGACCAGCCACCCCAACCCAGCCCACAGCAGGACGCCAACCACTGACAAATACGCTAGAGCTTGCAGCTTCAATCTTATTGATATCAACTTGGGCGAGGTCGGTCGCCTGATCAATCTTCTTTTCCTCCAGATCGAGCTTGCGCTCTTCGAGCGCCATTTGAAGCCTCTCCTTATCTGTCGTAATGAGATCACCTGCAACTTTGCCAACTCCCTCGATGATTGAACCAATACCTATCAAGTCCATTACTTGAGTCCTTTCAAAGTGCGATTGATCCAGCCTAAAAGAAATCTAGACTGCGTGCGATTTTTATTGCAAATGTCCGCGTACCGAGTAATCTTGGCAAGCGCGTAAGCTTTTCTGAACGCTTCGCCGTCAATCGCATTTAGTTTTTGCAACGTGACATCGCCAACCGCGCCATCTGGAGTGGCTCCAACGATCAACTGCGCCAGCTT